TCTCCATCAGCCTGGTGTTCAACATCCTCAGCATTGAGTACATCAGTACTCAACAAATTGCCTGAAACATGCAGCTCAACTGAATGGTTGGTCCATTGAGGCCCAAGAACTGCACTTTGAGTGCTAAGAGCATAGGCAAGAAAATTATTGCTAGTATGGTCAACCTTAGGGCCAGCATGATTGCTATGATAAATTATCATAATATCACCAGACAAACTGGTGGGTGACGAGGTTATATAATGAGCAGTGAGTTTCCTAAAGCGGTAATGCTCATGCGATTGGAAGAAGCCCCTCAAGGAGGACGCATTCAGGGCCATGGGTGTAACAGGCATACCAGCCTGCAATGTCCACGAGTTAAAAGTACCAGCAGTACCGCCAACTGTCTGAACATAATCCCTGCCAACTGCAACAACACCATTTTCAACACGGCGCACCTGCATAGACACAGAATGCACAGTGTTTCCAATAGTGACTGGAGCGGCAGAGACTTGAGACACCCCAGAAAATGGCCCCATCCCCCCGGCTAATCGAGGCTTGACAGCACGCTTCTTCCTTTCGTTGGCTGCACTGCTAAGAACATTGGTAGCTACCTTAGCAACTACCTTCTTCTTAGCAGATGGTGGTAGCGCATTAATCGCCTTAATCATCTCAGCCTTTGATGCCATCGTAAATTTGTTTGACTCCGTACAATGTACTTAAAATCCCAAGACCCGTAGACAGAGGACTAGCAGCAACGACACCAGCCGTAGCACCAATAGCACCAAGAGCTCCGCCGTACGTATAAGCTCGCTGTAATCCACTAACAATGGGTCTGCTCGTGTATATAAACTTACCAAAGTTATAACCGTTCAACAATTCAGACATTAAAACATAACATGGGATCCCAAATGTTATTGGGACTGTTCATCAGTGTAAAGTGACCTAGCTCCGTGCAGTCTCTTGGCATTTATATTAGCCCATCAAATTGGATTTGGAATTTTAATACACTGACCCCATTATGGACCTTGGACGCCACTCGCCAAGGTCCCTACAGAGATTGCCACCTCTGTAGTGTCGCTCTAGACACAACTGTTCGTCTGGAGTGACCCCGAAAGCAAAATAGAATGATGCGCGACATGAAGGAAGTATTTCATGCTGATACTCACGCGTAATGTTTCCCAATGCTTCGCTCATATTATAACCAACATGTCCCGAATAGTCGATATTAGTTTTATTACCCGAACGTCGGAAAAGCTGGTAAACTTCCTGGAAAACAGGAAGCCCACCAGCAAGTCGTATACCCCCAGTGCCAACGGCATGTAGCCACCCCTCGTAGTATTTGCGGGAATAAGGGTGTAGCATGACACAATCTTTTGCAATGGCTAGAGGTTTACGACACATGATCCAATTATGGCCATCGAATACCGGCTTCGTCTGACAAAACTCGATTCCTTCGAACTCGTCAACTTCCTCTTCAATAGCCATATTGAACCCAATTCGCAAGAACCAGTCATAAAGACCGGTTAACTTACTGAAATCACGACGCTCAAGAAACAACACACAATCATCACCATTGTTGGCGAGCTTAGCCCTGACCCCAATATCACTTAGATAAGAGTAAATCATTGAACACATCAACAGACAATTGCCCATTGAAGTGTTAATATCCCCACTCATTCTAGTACCGGTGATTTGGTAGCGGAGTTCACCGTCAGGGACACTGCCATAGCACTTATTGACCAGTTGGTGCTTTAGCAGTGCACTGAGTCTATCGCGGTGCTTTTGGGACTTGAAACAGTTGCGATACACCTCATGCTCCCACTCCAAAGCCTGGAGTGAAACATGTTGGTCAAACCGACTAGCATCAAGACCAACTGCAATTGGTGACACGAAACTATCCCACTTCTTCCTAAGCACCGCGGCAGACTCAGTGGCATTGAGACCTTTGATAATAGTTTTCTCTCCGAACATATCATCAATAGCCCTAAACAAGGGTTTCTCTAAATGCTTCAGGTACCGACCCAGTTTCAAATTGAACCTGGGATCCCTAGGTGAAATCACCCGTGGCACGGGATCGGACTTAGAGGTCCAGTCGGTCTTTTCAAACTTCACAAAGACACTTACCTCAGCACACTTCTTGGCATCGAATCCCCCCGATCGGATCCTATCCAAAGCTTCCCTATACCTCTTCTGCTTGCGGCCCGAGTAACTCATCACAAACTGGTTGTGGGTCACAGGGACGGTCGAGGGCAAAAGGGGCAATAGAGCGGTGTAAGCTGGAAGAACGTGTTTGGCAAAATCACCAGGTGCTGGACGGGGAGGATTGATAAGCCCGTCACTACCCTTCACCTGGAAAACACGTTCTTCTACGGCACGTCTTAAACACAACAAACTTTCAGTAAAAGGTTGTAGTTCAACATCAGGTGCGACGCCAGATACTTTAACATAGCGCCGCAGCTTTGGGGTTCCCAAGTGGCTACGCCAGTACAAACAGTCGCCTTGTTTACGCCCAGACCCAGTAGACACACCAAATGATTTATAAAACCACTCTTCACCATCTAAGATCTTGGTATCATACTGGGTCGTCCCTAGATTACAAGGTCGACCACTGGCGCCACTTGGGCACCCCTAACAATAGTCATCAAGACCGGGCTCAATAGGCCCGACCCCGAAGACCGTTGACCAGAATCCCTTGAAACTTGAATCGGCAGATACACGCTGTTGCCACACTTTGGTAGCCATGGCTATCTTGGCACGCTGGAATTCTCGTGTGGGGACGAAGCTTAAGAAAAGGGCACGGTCAATGGCGTTATTCTTATCAGTGGTTCGCAAATCCTTAAATTTCATATCCTCGAAATATTTTTGCAACCATTTCCTAGTAATTAGGACATTAGCCTCAGAATAAGAACGCTCGCCAAACTTGTTATAAGCCTGCTTGGCGATAGCAGCAGCAAAATTGCTGCGCTGACCCTTCCTCAATTTTTTGGTAACACGCTTGCGAGATTGTCGAACAATCTCATCGCAAACAAACTTACCATCCTCATCCTTGCGAGTAGCAACAACAGTTTTGATTTCCTCGATGATATGATCCTCAACAAATTCCTCTGGTTCACTTTCAACTGAATCCATCACGGCCAACAAATTCTTTGCGTACAAACCTTGTGGCCCACCATTCCTCCATAGCTTCCACGCACGCCCGATCCAGTTAGTTCCCCATTGGGTCATGTAGATGACCTTATCAGCGACGACATCCGACGCATCTCCAATGCTCTCAAGAACGGACACAGTATCAGAAAGTGTCGCGTCCACGATTTCTTCAATTTCCACGCGATCTTGACGGAAAGGCAAATCCTCAACAACCGCGACAGTCAACTCCTCCATTTCACCGAAGTTACAATTTACCCCCAAAACTTGGTAGGCCGGTGCTTCAAACCCGATTGAATAATCGAGAGAAATTCGATACGCAGAAGGAACGCGCAACTCTCAGACTGGGAG